GTACCTGTGAAGTAAGCAATTTTTTTAATTTGTGGTTCAATACCTTCGTTTACTGATTCAAAATATAAATCTGACATTAAATCCTGAAGTTTGGTGCTTTTAAAATCAAACTTATATTTCTCCAAAGTTCTTCTTGCTTTCAATGCTTTCTTTGCAGGAACTACAAAGTATCCTTTTTTAGAACCACCAAGTTTCTTTTGTCTTTGATTTGCTTGCATTTTAGTACCAGTTCCCGCAGGATTTCCTTTTGGGTCTATAATAGTGTACTTTTCTTCGTTGATTAAATCAGTTAGTTTCATAGTACTTATTTCTTCTTATTTATTTTAAACCTACGTGTAATACTCTTGATACTCTTGATAACAAGAATTCTTTAACATCTTCTTTTTCGAAACCTTCATTATCGATTAAATCTTGTCCAACTTTTCTAAGTTCTTTTAATGCAATATCTAATGGTTTTCTTAATGCCAAACCATCCATATACTTCATATCACTAGTAGTTAATCTCTCGTTGATGGTTTTGTTTACTGATTCATCCACTTTGTATTTGTAGATTACATCACTTCTATCTCTCAACGATGTTTTACTATTTTGTAAATCATAATTTGCATTTGCAGTTGTTGCTTTAGCAAATTTACCATTTTTTAAATAGAAAGAACCGATTCTTGAGTTATTATCATCAGTTACATAAAATACTGCGTTTTTCTTTTTCTTCGATAAGTTGATAATATCAGTAAGGTTTTTAGCCTTTATCCAATCACCATATCCTTCATTTACTGATTCTGAATATGAAGTATCGTAAGACATTTGATTGATATATTCGTTTTCAATATCATCTAAATTGGCTCTTACTTTTTGAAGTCTTTTAGTTCCATCTTTCATTTTATCTAAAATACTTCTTTTCTTTTTAGGGTCTTTTTCAGATTTAAATTGAGCTAACATTTTCTTTTGCTCATCTTCCATCGTTCTTAATTTCTTTTGAACTCCTAAGTACACTTTGTACATTCTTGGAATATTTTCACTAATCACAGCTCTAACTTCTTCTCTAATCACCTCTTCTACCTTTTTAGGTAAACCCTTGTGTGATGTTCCTGCAAAATCTTCGATTTCCTTTTCTGTCATTGAATCTACGATATTTAACACATCTTCTGATGCTTCTGAACGTGGAGTTTCACCTCTTTTTACTGAAAGTGCCAATCCGAATAATTTTTGCTGTTGTTGTGATGTTGCTGGCATAATATTAATCTTCTTTAATTCCTAAGCGTTCTCTCATTGTAGCAGGGTCAATATCAGAGATTTCATAGTATCTACCTAAGATGTGTCCCATATCCTCATACAATGCATGTAACCTTTGGTCTAAAGCCTTTGCTTCACTAACCACTTTATCAAATTGACCATCGAGTTTTTCCAACTCTTTCATATTTCTTTTGATGGTTACTTTATCAAACCAATCATCAGCTTCATTAATAGTAAGTTCTTTTGCTGCCTCTACAACACCACCGAGAGTTTCTGCAACTTCAACAATATCTGATTGTCTTTGCATTTGTTCTCTGAATCCATTATAAGTTGAAATAATTTCTAAGAAATGTTTTTTCAACTCAGGAGCCAACATTCTATTTTCTTGTAAAGATGCTTTTAAATCTAAACCATTTTCGTTTACTATTACCTCATTGATATTAGTTTTACGAATATCGTTATATCCTTTAAAAGTATTACTTCCTTTTTGCTCAACCTTCAACGTGAATTTGTTGTTGTGAACGTAATCGTATATGTCAAAGTTTTTCTTACTCATTATCCTAATTCCGTTATAATTTCTCTCATTAAATCTTGTGCTTTACAAAAATCCCCACAAACATCAGTACCAATATTTTTGATTACCGATTCGTTCATTGGAGTCATAAATGCACCATGTGTAGATGGGTTGGATACAAAATCCCAACCGATTAGTTCAAAATCTTCACCAACTCTAACCTTTCCTCCACCGATAGATTCAGTTGAACCCATACCTCTTGATGAGATTCCTAATAAGATATCTGCTCTTAATAATTCTTTTAAGATATTTCCTGATGGAGTTGGTAAAATTTCTACCGTACCTACTACATCATTACCTTCCCAATGTACTTCCTTTACATTGTGTGATACATTTTTTAGATTGATAACTGAAGAATCGGGGTGGTCTAACTCACCCAATGCTCTTCTCTCATTAATAAGAGTTTGATATTTTTTGATTTCTCTTTCTAAAATCTCTCTTGGGTAAACTCTACCATTTTGGTTTTCGGCACCTGCTCTTTGAAGAACACCTTTAACGATAGTTCTTCCTGATGAATCTTCATTCACCTTACCCTCGAACAAGTTTGTTTCTATAATTAGATTTCCCATAGTTCTTAATCTTTTAGGGTTACAGGATACTTTTTACCATTGAATTCAAATTCGGTTTTACCCTCCTCCTTTGCCTTCTTAGCTGCTGCAACAAATGCTCTACCTTCGAACACTGCTTCTTCTTTGCTTTCGTAAACCTTTATACCTTTATTTGTAATATTGTTAATAAATCCATTTTTAAAGAAATATTCCATTGTTTCTTTAAAGTTAGGTCTATTTTTCTTAGCCCACATATTGAATTCAACTTTTTTGTTGAATTGTTTTTGATTTCTAAGAATAGCTTTTACAACTCTTTCTTTAGAATGTTTTGATGCATTATCCATTAAAGAAGATGATAACCAAGTTTTTGCATCAATAGGTTTAACCTCATCGGTTTTATCATTTACCATTGCAAAGAATAGATTTCTACCACCATTACTCATGATTGATTTGTAGAATCCCTCATTTACTGAACCACATCCACAACCACATCCACATCCTGCAGATTCGTTTACTGATTCAACTAATTTTTCAACTTTTTCACCAACAGGTCTACCGATAGTCATTGATACATAGAAACCAATAGCATCTACGATATCCTTACCATCCCATTTACAAATATTTGCAACATCTGGTCCTAATTCATAGTGGTAGTATTCTTCAACATCTTTAGCTGCCATTGGGTCTCCCTCATATTTTGCTTTAGGGAATAGTTTTGCAACTTTCTTAGCTTCTGAGTGGAAATTAGCATCACTCAATGCTCCCATCAAAATGTGCATTACTGCAAACTGATGATTTGGTTTACCTTTGGTTAACTCTTTTAAATTTTTATCTAAAAGTTGTTTAACCTTTTTGTTCATATTAGCATCTTCGTTTACTACCGATTCTACTTTATAAGTTTTACCACCAACTTCGAATTCATCTTCACCCTTTTCTTTTGCAGCAGTTACTGCAGCACCAAAAGCGTTTCCTTCGTGTTTTGCTTTATATTCAGCATCAACTTGGTTGAAGAATTTTTTCTTTTCTTCATCAGATAGTTCAGCAGGAGATGAAACTCCATGTTTCTTCAACATTGCTCTAAAGAACTTTTCGTACTCGGCCTTTTCTTCCTGTACGATTTCTTTTACAATTTCTGCTAATTTACTTTTTGTGATTTTCATTCGTTTCCTTCTTAACTAAGTTCTGATATTCTATTTTGAATTTTTGTTAACCTTTCTCGTATCTTTAAAAGATTATTTTGAGTTCTTTTCCAATATTGTTCGGATTTCAAATCTCCTTCTTTTTTAATCTTACCATACCATCTTAAGAAAGTTTCTATTTCAGAAAGTTGTTTATTTACTTGTGAAATACCCTTTCCAACTTTTTGTCTTGGAGTACCTTCTGCATTTCTTAATTCATGCCAACGATTTTCGTTAACTTTTTTGAAACCTGTTGATTGATTAATTTTATTTACAAACTCATCATCGTTTTCATCATCCTTATCAGTTCCATCAGTTTTCTTAAAAGCGTGGGGAACAGAAGGAGTTGCAACACTAGCAGTTGTTGTTATTTCTTCCAACTCATCTTGGGTCAACATTTCTTTGACCATGTTTCTGATTAGTTCCCTTAACTTTTCTTCCATTATTTTATCCTTGTTTTTAATTCTTTGATTAATTCGTAGGCAATCATAATAGATGAAACTTGTTTATCAGATACCACTTTACCGATTTTAGTATTTTCTAAAACTGTAATAGTTTCGTTTAATTTAATAGTTGTTACTTTATCAGTAATTTTTTCGGTGATTGATTTTAATGTCTTAACGATGTTTGGAATTTCGTTTGATACGTAATCTTTAAACTTAGAAGTGTTGTTTACATTGTTAATATATTCTCTCAACAATGATTTTTGTTGTGCGTTTAGATTTGAATACTTTTTGTTAAAAGTTTCAACTAAAATCTTATAGGTTAGTAATCTAATATCTTGGTCTTGTTTCCGATATTCTTCAACAAGTTGTTTCTTCTCTTCTCTTTTTTGAGTTGCTGGTTTTGATGTGATGTTCTCAATCAAAGTAATTTTTGAATTGAACATATCTTTTACATCATAACTGTCAAGATATTTTGATTCAAAGACTTTATAAATCGATGCAAGTACTTTATAGTTAGATATGGGAGAAGACAAGAAATTATCCACATCAAACGATTCGTTAATTTTCTTAACAAGATTAAACTTTTCACGTTTTAGTTTCTGAGCATCAATCTTATTGTGTGCTTCATTAACAGTATCAATGAATTTTTCTGCACGAGATTCTGTGCTGTACTTTTCCTGTACGAGTAAATCATACAAACGAAGTTCTTTGTTCAACTCAGTTCCTTGCTTAAAGAACTCTTGAACAATCTCTTTTGCCTTTTCTGTTGTGTCTCCGTTAAGAACTTCAAGGGTAATCTGTCGAACTAATAGTTCGAATAGAATACCTGTATTCTTAAACTTTGAATGTTTAATCTTCTTCATTAGTTTTTTCCTATAATAAGTACCTATATACGAAAATCTTTGTATATAAATATAAGTTTAAAATTATTTATTAAATTTTAATCATCAAGTAAGTTTTCATCACTTAAAAAATCACCTTTCTCCGCAATCATTTTCCTTTTTGATGAAACACCATTAACATATTGTTTTGCAATTCTACTTGCATTTCTAGCATCTGCAGATTCATTTTTCTTCAATGCTTTTTTATTTTCTTTTGAACCCAAGGGGTCTCTACCATAAGGATGTTTATCCTTGCCATAAGTGTTACCTTCTCTCGGTCTACCTCCCCTGTCTTTCAATTCATTTTTAAGAGACTCCAATTCCATTTCAACATCAGTTGGTTCTGAATCTTCCATTGCCGGGTCATTACCTTCATCTTCAATGGAACGATATCTGAATCTGTCTTTAAGGTCATTAATCATATTGATTTTCTGACTATCAGATTCTTCTTTCGAGAACTTAAAGATGTTTTCGTAAATCCAATCTTTAGATACCATATTCAATTGTTGAATATCGGATGCCAATCTAACTTTTTCACTCCACAAGTTTACTTTCTCCTGTTCGTAGATTGTAGATGGATTGACCAATGCTAATTCAAAGTTTACCATTTGGTAATCATCCATACCTTGTGCTGCCAAGTGAACAACTGCAATCTTAGTTAATTCAGATACAAGTGTTTTTTGGATTCTCTCAATAGTTCTTGCGAATCTTACATCCTCTGCAGCAAGAGTTGCTTTACCATTTACATTCTCATCATATCCCAAATATGCTTTTGGAATTTTAAGAGCTGCAAATAATTTATTTCTTAGATATTCAATATCTTCAATAGCAGCATATTCTAAACCACCTAACGAATCAATTTGAGTTCCACTATCTCCACCACGAACTGGTAAGAAGAAATCCTCGGTTAGATTCTGCATATTATACTTTAGGTTGTAATCTCCTGAATTTCTATCAACAAAAGGAACTTTCTTCATTTTATTGATAATTCTCTGCATGTAGTTATCAACTTCAGTTGGTGGAATGTTACCAATATCGATTTTGAAAACTCTCTTTTCAGGTGCTCTCATGATTCTATGAATCAACATTGCATCTTCCATCAAAGATAATTGTTTCCAAATTCTTCTACCATTCTCAATCATCGCCTTTCCATAGGGAAGGAAGTTGGTATCTGATAGTAATCTGAAATGTGCTATTTCAAAGTTTTCATACTCATCTTTACCATTTGGGTCATTTTGAATTTTAAACTTAATGTAGTTTGGATTACTTGGGTCAAACCCTTCAATTCTTTCCGTTTCATAGATTGAAGATGGTTGAACATTAATAATACCCTTTTCAGGTTCGATTTCTAATTGTAAGAAGAAATCTCCATACTTTACCAAGTTTCTTGTCCAAGGCCATAGGTTTGCCTCAACATTTAAGATATCATAGAAAAGGTTATCTAAGATTTCTCTTACCTTTTCATTTGATGAACGAATCTCTAATGTATCACCGAATTCGTTTTTCAGAGTTGATTCATCTGCATAGATATCAAGTGCCGATGATAAAATCGGGTCATTATCCATTGCATCATAATCTCTGAATAATTCTCTACGAACTTGGTGATATGCCATTGATTGTGCACCA